CTTGTCGGCATCCAGACCACCGTTCTAACCCAAGCCCAGATCAATGTATTTGCCGGAACTCCGGGCCTTGGATTCGGAAACAATGGCAACAGCTACAACAATTACGCAAACAGCTACGATTTCTACTATCAGGGCGTCAATGGAAACGGCTTGAGCTTCACGACCGTTCAAGGCCTCGACATGCTGGCTGCGGATTGCCAGATTTCAATTCTTAATGTGCTAAAGAGTCTTGCGTCAATTCCGCAGACCGATCCCGGACAGGCCTTAGACCTTAATGCATGTCGCGGAGCATGTTCACGATCGGTCAATCGTGGATTCCTTGCCGGGGGTGTATGGAATGGCCCAACACTTTTAGCTGGGACTGCGCAGGCACTTACCCCAGGAATCGCACTTCCAAGTGGTTATTGGGTAGGTTCACTTTCTTATGTTACTCAAACCGCAGGAGATAAAGCGCTATTCAAATCAATGCCAATTTACATTGGGGTGATCACAGCCGGAACGCAGCAGAGTTTCGTAATCGGAATTTCGGTTCAGCAGTAACAGGAGATCAAGATGGCGAACGGAACAACGACATATTCATTCAAAGACCTCACAGGGGCAATCGCCTCTCCGCTGGCCGGATCTTTCATCCTAGCTGGCGGCAATATCGGCGATGGCAAGATCACTGTGGAAATGACCCACGAGTGGACGGAGCATGACGTGTCTGCGGACAGCGCCGTGATGGTTTCCGCATCCCCTGGCCAGAATGGAACCGTCAAGGTATCGTGCCAGCAGACCTCGGCAGTCAATGCGTTCTTGAAGACTGCTTTGAATCTGCATCAAACAGAACTTCTCAACAGCAATTCAACGAACTGGGCGGCGATCGCGCTTGATCTTCAGAATCTCGTGACCGGCGATCAGAACGTTTGCACGGGCGTTTCGTTCTCGAAAAAGCCCCCGCAACCCTATGGAGCGAAGGGCGAATACCTTGAATGGACGCTCTTTGCCGCTAACATTGCTAATCAGTAAGAGGGATCATGGATCACAAGGACGTTCAGATCGGCGAGCATCTATACCGCATCGGCCAGTTGAAGGCAGCGGATGGAAGCTGGATTTATTCGACATTCGTCAAGCGCTATAGAGCCTATCAGGAAGCACAGCCGGCGAACTCAACAAACGGAACGCAGGAAGCGCCAACGGTTGCCCCTGAAGTCGGATTCGCCATGACTGCCCAGTTCCTTATCGAACAACTCAGCCGCGAGGAATTGGCCGAGGTACAACAGCTTTCACTCGCCTGTTGCGGGCGCTACAGTTCCAAGACGGGCACGCAGATTGCAATGCCGATCTTGCACAGCGATGGACGATACGCGATCGCCGATCTTGAATTCGATGCTCCGCTGGTTTACAAGCTCACAACAGAGTGTGTGGCGTTCAATATCGCCCCTTTTTTTCCAGGCGCCGGATCGAGTTCGAGCGAGACCCCGGCGACGATTGTCCAGGGACAGAGTACCCAACCCTAGATGGGTTTCTTTGGCGCCCGGTGATGGCTGGACTTTGGCAGCATCGGGACGTGGTTCAGGGAGTTTTCAGTTTCAGGGATTTGTGCGATGCGCACGAGTTTTTAGATGTGAAGGAAAAGAACGAAGCCGACTTCCGCGCATGGAGAGCGGCAAAGGCGGATTGAGCGATGGCATTAAAGATTCAACGGTCGTTTTTGCCATCTGCGCTTGGCCCGGTTGTTCGCCTGCTCTTTCGCCGTAGCCCACTTGCAATTTCCTGGTTCATATCCCTTATCGTTATTGATTCTCTCGATACTCATATGAGGGGGCGGCTCTCCCATATCTGCGAGAAAATTCTCGAAAGATTCCATCCACCTATCGCATACCTTTATCCCACGGCCTCCGTAGCGTTCAAAAACTGGATGCGATGGATTATTGCATCGCTGCCTGATATGGCACCACGAATGAAAGGCGCGGGAAGATTTAGATTTTCCGTGCTTGGTATTCAATCGCACACGCAAAGCGCGCGCTTCCGTGCCTTTGCATCCACAACTTCCAGTCCCTTTATGCAAAAGTTGAGCCGTCGAAATGAAGTTTTCTTTTCCGCACGAACATTTGCAGAGCCAATAGACTTTGTCGCCTCGTCGCTCCACAGTTTCCGTGACCGTCAATCTATCAAATATCCTGCCTGCCAAATTGATCCTTCGTTGGGTATTTCCGAGTCTCCAATTTCGCATAATGTGAAGTATAACACTAACGTCTCAACTTGGGGGCTAATGTTGTGGCAGAAGTGATCAAAAGTTATCTCGTGTCTTTGTCCGGGTCGGTGGACAGGGCTTCATTCGATAAATTCGCCGGCGCCCTCCAAGGCGCGGAAAAGCAAGTCCAGTCCCATGTCGGTGGCATTGTCGGCACCTTCCTTAAATTCCAGGTAGCAGGAACAACTGCCTTTGCATCGGTGGGATTCGGGCTCATCTCCTATATCGACAAGCTCGCCCAGGCTGATCTAAAGACCCAGCTTCTCGCAACCCAGAACATGATGAGCATCCAGCAATATCGCTCCGTTTCGACGGCGCTTGACGTTCTGGGAGTCACGCTGAATGATGTGTTCTTTGGCACCAAGGAACTGCAAGAACGATTCCACATGCTCATCGACGATCAGAAGCAGCTTGCGCTGATGCTTGGGCCAGGATACGAAAAACAGCAGCAGATGGTGCGGGACGTGATCTTCCAACTCCAGCGTCTCGAGGTTAAGGGCCAATACTTCGGCATGAAGTTCGCCGCCGATTTGCTGGAGCATCTGGGGTTTGGCAAAGGAGGAATCGTTCTTGAGCTTGAGCGGCTGAATGATTTTGTGCTTGCCAATATGCCGCGATGGTCCGATGAGATTGTGAATCACATGATTCCGGCGTTGGGTATGACGTGGGACATTCTGAAGAAAACCGGTGGCGTGCTGCTCGATCTCTCGGTAGACTTCGATAACTTTGTGGGAACGCTTTCAGGCGATGATTCGATCAACACGAAAGCTGCATCTTTTGAGAGTTTTGCGCGATCGATTGAGCATGTCGTTTATTGGATCGGCGAAGCAATCAAGCTGATGCTGGGTCTTGAAAAGGTTGGCGTCGGCAGTGTCGGCGCCATCTGGGATCTCGGCAAAGCATTTCTGAATATGCCCACGCGCGGCGGAAGTTCCGCAACGATGTGGGCTGATTTGAATGCAGCCGCAGATCAGGCTATCAATGCAGTCCACGGTCTGGATCAGGTTGGCGGCGTTCTGCTGAGCGGAACGCGCTACGGCGATCAGTTCAACTCGGCGATCTCGACCGCAGCACTTGCATCGACCGTTGCTGGAACTCCTACTGCCAATGCGCACCAGATTGCACTGGATGTATCGCGCGAGACGGGCATACCGGCAAATCTTCTCTATGGCCAGATGGGAACCGAGACAGGCGGATTCAAGACCTTCGCTGGAACGAACAACTATGCGGGAATCAAAGTTGCAGGGACAGATACATTCCGCAACTTCCAGTCTGTCATGGATTTTGAACGCGCCTATGCGGATACGCTTAATTCATCGCGCTACGTTCAGAACAATATCCGTTCCGCTGTCACCGCGGATCAATTTGCAAGGGCCTTGCAAACACCCTCGGGTAACTACTATGGCAATGATTCGGAAGCAAACTATGCGCGCAATGTCGATTTATGGGCGGGAAAGTTTGGCCAGGTAACGATTGGATCCATCACGGTAAACTCATCGCCAAATTTCACGCCAGATCAGCATGCGGCGGCGATTCAGAAAGGCGTGAGCGCAGCGTTCAAAGAGCAGGAACGTGAATTGATGCTGGCCTTCGCGGGAGGATACAAGTAGATGGGCGGCATCTCACTTCCGCAAGTTTCATCGACCGCGCTTCTAGGTGTGGGCAGCATTGTTGTGTTCGCAGAATCTGCGGCAGAACAAGCCTCATCATTTGCAAATCAACAAGCATTGCTCGGGCAGGTAGCAGGTCAAGACGTACAATTCAGACCTCCGCAGTGGTCACAACCAGCGCTTACCATGCTTACCGTTCCGGCAAACTATGTACAGGCGCAGAACGGAAACAGCGCAGTCGGCGGCACATCAACGGGAGCGATAGCGCCGAGTTCTCCTGCTGCTCCCAGTCCGAACACTGTCCCTCAATATCTTGTTTTCGATGGCGTGATGCGCCTTTCTCATTCACAACGCGCGAGACCGACACTTCATCCGATTCAAGATAATGCAAACGTCACCGATCACATCATCCTCGATCCCGCGCATCTGGTCATGGATGTGCTGATGACTGACGTGCTTCAGCCATATGCGGAAGGTCAGTGGGTAGGGAATCCATCGAAGTCCATTTCCTGCTTTGAAACGCTGGACAATCTTAGGCAGGCGCGTGTTCCGCTCACGATCACAACGCGACTCAAGACTTACGTGAATATGTTCATCGTCGATGTGCAGCCCAACGACACAGTGAAGGAACGTTATGGGCTGCGCGCAACAGTCGAGTTTCAGCAAATCTTTCTCTTCAATGTGGCGACGCAAACCGTCAGTGCGCGCTCACAGACCACCGGCAGCACCACTATAGGGCAGACAAATCCAGAGCCCGTTCCCTCCGGAGTACAGGCCCAGAACGGATTGTCTTCGACAGCCACTGATGTTCTATCGTCCGAAGCAATTCAGGCGGTAGAAGGGAACGTGATCGGTGCAGGAAACTGGTCTAGCAACAATACTGGAGGTCTGCCGCAACCATGAGCCAGATCGTTCCATTGACGAATGCGCCAAACCAAACGCTGAACGTCGCACTGAATGTCAATGGATCAGTGCTGCGCCTTGGTCTGTTTATTATGTTCAGCGAAATGGCCCAATACTGGATTATGAGCATCTTTGATGCAGGGGGAAATCTTCTTCTCTCTTCAGTTCCGATGATTACGGGAAGCTGGCCAGCATCGAATCTGCTGGCGCAATACGGATACCTGAATATCGGCAGCGCGTACATCATCAATCTAGGCCAAGTCTCGAACGATTATCCAGGCGCAAACGATTTAGGGAATAACTTTCTGCTTCTTTGGGATGACAACGCATGAGCGCGAATCCCTACAATCCGATTTCGCAGATTCCCAACATGGGGCGCCAATGGTCGCTTGTCGTGACAAGTCCTCCGGATGATACGGGGAATTCCACACAGGCGACACTCGCATCGACAGGCTTCATTCCAGAACCTATGCGCCTCCTGTTCGAGGTCAATCTTCCGGGCTATTCCTCGCACGCAACATTCTGGACTGCGAAGATCGAGATTTACAACTTGGGAGTCGATCAGGCGCAGCAGTTCATCACTGGTCAGGGATCGACGGTCGTTCTCTCGGCGGGATTTCAGACAGGATCGTTCGGCATCATCTTTGCCGGCGAAGTTTATCAGGCGCTCTATGAGCGTCCGGACGTGATCGATTCCAAGGTTACGCTGATGTGCTACACGGGCATCAAGGAGACGATCGCGAACTTTGCGCAGTTCCGCGGCAATGCGAACATGACGCAGATGGCGTTGATCTCCAAGATGTGTGCAGGAGCGCAGAATCCAATTGCGATCAATTCGGGTTCCACTGACACGCTGAATTCGATGCCCACTGCGCAATCGCAGCTCCCAAGGGCAAGGCCTTTCTTTGGTGATCCGCACAAGTACATCGATGCAGTAGCGGCTGCGAACAATCTGCAATCATGGTACGGATCAGACGGACTCTCGGTTAGCACAATGAGCGATGCCGATGCTGTATCGACCATCACATATACATCGACCACCGGAATCTACGGCGTTCCGCAGCAAACACAGGATGGCGTGAACTTCATCGTGGCGCTCGATCCTCGCTTGCGCGTGAGCGTTCCGCCGATGCAGGTCAATATTGCCAGCTCGATCATCCGGCAATTTGAATTCACGCCTCCAGGATACAGGCCGATTCTCGATCCCAATGGGCTTTATCTCGTGAACGGTTTGCAACACCGTGGCGACTCACGCGGCAATCAATGGGAGACCGAAATTATTGCCTTCACAAGCATCGGCGGCCGTGCGGCGTATGTGTACGATGCAACAAGTCCAAGCGGTCCGGAACTCGATAGGAGAGCACCCTATGGGAACTAGCTCTCAACTCAAAGGTCTTGTATCGGTTCAGGACAGGCTTTCCATCAAGTCTGCCCCGATTCGGCTGGCATTGCATCAGTTTGAATGCGATCTGCGGGTAGCGATTCCCGGAATTGTGGTTACGAATCAGAATGGCGATCCATTCAATGCTGATCTCCAAACCGTATCTGTACAGCCATCGGTGCAGGAAGTCTTGCGAGTGAAGGCAATTCCAACACTGACCACGCTGCCAATCCTCGATGATGTGCCGTTCGTATTTCCGAGCGCGGGAGGATGGAATCTGACCTTCCCGATTGCGATCGGCGATGAATGTCTGGTGATCTTCGCAGATATGGCCTTTGACATGTGGTGGCAGAACGGCGGTGTTCAGAAACAACCCGATGGTGCGCTCTATCGGCATGACATTGGCGATGGGGTTGCGATCTTCGGCCTGCGTTCAAATCCTCGCGCGCTTCAGAATTATTCGACTACGAGTATGCAGATCTGCTCCGATGACGGTACGGTGGTCATCGACATGGCAGAGGCAGGAATCACCATGAGGGCACCGGGCGGTGCTTCGCTCGGGATAACAGCCGAGGGAGTAGCAACCATCGCGGCAGCCGGCGGCGGTTCTATTGAACTTTCTCCCGGCGGCAATCTTGCAATAGTGGCCCCGACAAGCGCAACTCTAAACGGAGAACCCTTAGCGGGCGGCGGATCTCCCGGCCCCCCAGGGCCAACAGGGCCAACAGGGCCAACAGGGCCAACAGGGCCAACAGGGCCAACAGGGCCAACAGGAGCCACGGGCGCGGCGGGTACCAATGGGACGAATGGAGCCACGGGAGCCACGGGAGCCACGGGGCCGGCCGGCCCTAGCTTTGCTGTAGGATCTCAAACCCTCATTGCTCCGAATGGCGGTAGTTCTTATGTAATCGGAAATTCTTCCCCCTTCGCGCCGGCAAATCCCGCCGATTCCTTTTATTTCGTAAACGGGATTAAAAGAATTTACGGAGTCTATTATTCGATCAGTGGATCGACTTTGAGCTACGAAGTTGGCATAACTCCGCCGCAATCTGGAGATACCCATGAAATTTACGCGAGTTAGTTTGTTATTCTTTTTAGCTGTTCCTTTGGTTGCCCAAAGTGTCAATCCGGCAACCGATATTCGATGGCCGAGTTGTGGGACAGGAACGGTCTATTCCCCTTCAACTAACACTTGCGTCAGTACGATTCCAAGCGGCATGATTGCCTTCATTGCTTCGGGATCTTGCCCGTCAGGATGGTCAGAAAATGACGCGCTTACAGGATACAATCCGCTCATAACCTCAACCGCAAATGCAGACGTAGGGGGCTACGGGGCATCCACTCTTAGCGCTGCGGCTCAGAGCTTCGCGGGCGCGAGCGATAGCGTGAGCTTCGGAATTATTAGCTTCGCGGGCGCGAGCGATAGCGTGAGCTTCGGAAGTATTACTTTTACCGGCTCATTAGATACCACCAGTGCAACAAGCGGAGGAACCCCGGCGGGAACCGTAGCAGCTCCTACTTTTACCGGCTCATTAGATACCACCAGTGCAACAAGCGGAGGAACCCCGGCGGGAACTAACGGAGCGACGGCAACCACGGGTAATTGCGCGGCCACGAACATTGCGGCCGGGACCGGATCAACCAATGCCTGTAAAGCCACGGCTCCCAATATTACGGTTCCCGCCGAAGCCTTCACGGGCTCCGCGCTCGCAACTCATACCCATACGGTGACACCCACGGGTACCAATTCGGCTCCCGCCTTCACGGGCTCCGCGCTCGCAACTCATACCCATACGGTGACACCCACGGGTACGGTGAGCATTGGTACGTCCACAGTGACTCCCACGGGGACGGTGAGCATAGGCACATCCACGGTGACTCCCACGGGGACGAATTCCCCCTCCGTTGTCTCAGGGGTTCCGGCATTTTATAAACTTATCGCTTGCCAAAAGGATTAAGGGTAAACTGGTTACTGTATGAGTACCGCTCCGATGTTCAATACGCTCGCGTTAGATCAAACGGCTTGGGATCTCATCATGGATTCAAGCCGTAACATCGCTATGGTTTCCCCTCCCTATGCCTTGGCTCAGGATATGGCGAGCGCAGTAAAGTTGTTTCTCGCTGAGCTTTGGTACGATACTACGCGCGGCATTCCTTATTGGACGAAAATTCTCGGCAAGCTTCCCCCAACCGCTTTGGTTATTCAATACATCGTTCAAGCCGCGCTCACCGTCTCGGGAGTGGTCTCGGCGCAATGCGTAATCAACTCTTTCAACGCTAGAACGATAACCGGGCAAATTATCTTCGTGGATGAATCGGGAAAATCAACCACTGTTCAATTTTCGGGTCCAGATCCTCCAACCGACAGTATCAGCACTATTTTGGAGGCTGAATGAGCACTGCACCAATCATTCTCGTTCAGCAGAATTCGCAGCCGAAATTAGGCGATGCGTGCGAATTCTCCATGCAATCTTCGTACCTCTTCGCAGCGAGCGTTGTACGCAGAAAGAGGGTCATTGAATCGCCCACTCCATTGAAGACGACCATGAAGTGTTATTTTTGCAATCCAAGCGCGATCTCGATTGTGCCAGAAAACTCCTTTATACCCGCTTTTATTGTTCGAATGAATGCGTCGATTGCAGTTCTGTTGCGCATGATCCGCGAATCGAAGATTGCAACGTCGATTATCCAACGTGGCTTCTACTTTTCTGTGATCCGGAGTTTCACCCTCTTTCCCTTCGCCAAGAATAAATCGATGCATAGAGACGGCTTGATAAGGAAGTTTACGGCCTGTGGTCCACGCATAAAAAGCACGAGAGCTCTTGTCCCATCTAGCATGCCAATTGAAGATTCCAACGCGCTCTGCATCGTTGGTATCGATGAGGGCATAAAGTCCATGAGTCAAAGGTACATAAGCGATCGATGGACCAATGGGAATCACTACAGGTCGAATCTTGCGATGGTAAATTCCAGCAGGCATATCTTTATAGTATCGGAAAGGTGGGCATGATGGCAACTCCTACAATTATGGTGCAACAGAACAGCCAACCCACAAATGATCCTATCGAAGGCGAAAATGGCCCAGTTTTCTTGACAGACTTGGATGCTGTTGCTCAGATAATTTATACTACATTAAGATTATTGCTTTCAGAATGGTGGGAGAATCTAGTCATTGGATTTCCTCTCTTCCAGTCGCTCATTGGCTCCTCGGGTGCGCCTGCAAATCAGGCCGGTGTCATGCTCATCATTCAGCAGACAATTCTCGGCTGTCCCTATGTGACCAAAATTCTCAATTTTAACTTTTCTCTCAATACGGCAACGATGGCGTCAACCTTCACGGCGACTGTTCAAACGAGCTTTGGTAATCTTGTCGTAACGAACGCTCCAGGATCGAGCGCCCAGGTGACGCCATAATGCCCGTACCTGCCTATATCGCGCCTTTCATCTCCCCAACAGCGGGCCTCGTCATTCCTTCCTATCAGTCGATCATCAATAGCCTCATCTCCGGATATCAGGCCATTTATCCACAAGTTGTTTATTTGGGAACAGATACGGCCAAATACCAGGAAATCTCCATCTTCGCCCTGAAATGCTATGACTCGAATCTCGCTTCACAGTTGGCCTATAACGCCCGGTCTCCATCAACTGCAATTGGGGCCGATCTTGACAGCATCGTGAAGATGAACGGCATTGCGCGGTTGCCGGCCTCGTATTCCACAGCGCCATTGACTGTGACCGGAGCTGGCGGAACGGTCATCAATCTCGGCCAAGTGACCGATACTCAGGGATACGTCTGGGCGCTTCCTATCAGCGTAACTATTCCGAGCGGTGGAAGCGTCACGGTGGGCATTACCTGCCAAACAGCCGGCCCAATACAGGCAAGCGCAGGAGCGATCAACACGATCTCAGGAGGCGCCACGGCTGGATGGACAGGTGCCACAAATCCGTCTCCGGCGCTTCCGGGCTTGCCCACTGAGAGCGATTCCGAGCTCAGGGCTCGTCAAGCGCTTTCTGTGGCCTCCCCAGCCCTTACACGCCTTGCTTCGACCATCGCAGCCATTGCAGCCGTCCCTGGCGTCACGCGGTACGCTACAGGCACGCCGACACCCGATTCCGGTCCCGGAAGCTCCATTGAGAATCCAACTGGATCTATCGACTTCTGGGGCAATCCCCCACACTCGATTTCAATGGTTGTAGAAGGCGGCTCAAATCTGGCAGTCGCAACGGCAATCTACCAGAAGCGCGGTCTCGGAGTTTACACGAATCCCGATTCAACCGCGGGCTCAACCAGCGTTCCCGTGACTGATCCCAATACCGGAACCATTACTACCATCGGATTCCAGCGCCCGACATACGCGCCAATCTACGCGACGATAGTCATTCATGGACTGGCTGGATACACGAGCGCTGTCTTGACGGCAGTACAGGCTGCAATTGTGCTGTATCTCAATAGCCTTCAAATCGGAGAAACAGTAACTTATTCTTCGTTCTATTCCGTCGCTCAATCGGTGATGCCTTCGCTTGTGACGCCGCAGTTTTCGATCACATCCCTGCATACCGGACTTTCAGCATCGCCCTCGGGAACAACGGACATTACGCTCGACTACTATCAGGTCGCGCAGGGGATTTCAGCCAACATCATTGTGAGTCAAATATGAAGACGATATGGTCCTCTGGCATTTGCCGAGTTTCTTCTTTCTCTTGCCTTTTTATTCCGGGCAAGACGAAGAGTCATATCGTTCATAATTTTATTTGCCAGTTTCTTAGCCGACTCGCTTCGACACGTCACGCAGCCCCGTATTCCTTTATAGATATAGGTGTTCTTTTCATCAAAGGAATGACCACGAAGACAATGAGTTTTCTGATGATTCTTTGCCGTCAAACCAATGCCGCGAAGAACGTTTTCTTTGCGGGTTACAACTTCAAGATGAAGTGGATTTACGCATCCTCGTCTTCTACAAAGATGATCGATAGTCAATCCCTCACCTATTGGTCCACTGAAAATTTCGTAAGAAAATCTATGCGATTGAACGAGTTTATAGCAAGAGAAAAGGCCATATCCCTTGACGTTTTTACATCCCTTCCAATCCCAACATGGAGTTCCATTCCAAAGCGGGCCGTTCTTGTCAACTTTGGCAAGGAATTTTTCTATCACACTAGAATTGACTGCGGGGATAGTCTCCTGCTTAGACAGGTTCATGGGAAAGCCGCTCCAACGGCTGACCAACTATCCCCATTATACAGCGAGGGAATGTAGATGCCACTTTATAACCAAAGCGGATACGGATCGGGACGATATGGGATTGCCGACAATGGCCCCATTTATATTCTTCCGATCTCGTACTATCTTGGCCTTCTTACTTCGGAGTACCGCCTTGCGTCCAATCTCAATGCGTGGCTTCAGGACTTGCTTTCTCCGCTCAACGACACAACAAATATGCTGGCCGGCATGACAGGGGCATTCGATCTCGATGAGGCTTCGGGCGTCCAGCTTGATGTGGCCGGTCAGATTGCGGGGATAAGTAAGACAGTTGGGTTTCAACCATCCGACAGCGTGAGTCCGATTCTCGATGATGCCACTTATCGCCTGCTCATCAAAGCGACGATCGCCGCAAATCAATGGGACGGCACCGAAGAATCTCTTTATCCGATCTGGGCGCAGTTGTTTCCCGGCGGATCGATCATCATCACGGACAATCAGAACATGTCATGTACGATCGTCCTATCAGGCAGCTTTACGTCGATCATTCAGGATTTGATTGTCAATGGCTATATTGTGCCGAGGCCTGAAGGCGTCGAGTATGAGTATGTGTTTGGCGATTTCCCGATCTTCGGAACGGACGAATCGAACAGTTTCATTGCGGGCGTAGACTTGGGACATCTGGCATAGGAGCATCATGGCGACAACAAATTTCTTAGTTTTCAATCCGGGCGCGGTCAATCAGGAAACTGATGCCGAATACGCAGCCGATTCGCAACGCTCTGGCGGCTATGGAGTTGACAATATCGTTCCTTCTGCACTTCTGAATAAGGCCACTTATCAGCCCACAACATTCTGTGCTGCGTTCGGTCAGATGATGGCCGCAAAGGGATATTCGACGAGCGATGCGGATGTCGCAGTCCTGGCCGCAGTGCTCGCAAATATCATCACCGAAGCTGATCTGCTCTCAAATCTCATTTCGGTTGCTTATTCTCCTACTCCAGCATTCAATGCCGCCGCTGCCAACGGCTTCCAGATGACGCTCACCGGCAACGTCACATCTTCAACCATCTCTGGAGTTGTGGCCGGCCAGGTAGTCGGATTCTTCTTTATTCAGGATGCGACGGGCGGAAGGACTGTGGCTTGGCCATCTTCATTTGTCGGCGCTGTGCAACCCGATCCGACGCCGAATGCCGTAAGCCTGATTCTTTTCAAAGCAGATCTGAGCGCGAATTTGCATGCCTCCGGACCTCCATTCAGCAACAATGGTCTATTCGCCACAAATGGACTTGTATGTCCTACACGCACAAGTGGTGACAATACGACCAATGCCGCTACTACTGCTTTTGTTCAAAGCGCTATTGCATCAGGATTCACATCGGGATCGAATGCGAATGGGCGATGGGCGAAAGATCCAAGCGGCCTTATTCGTCAATGGGGAACTGTAGCAGGAGCTTCAACGGGGACTATTGTTGATTTTCCGATCGCATTCACGAATAGCTCCAGCATTGCGGTGAACACGACCAGTCTGTGGTACGGGCCAGGAAACAGCATCTGTTTTGTGATCGCGACTAAAAACTCAATCAGCACAACACAATTTGAAGTGGCATTGGGCGTCGGAAGTCCGCAGGATTTTCAATGGTTTGCAATCGGATATTAGGAGAATAGGAATGCGCACAGCGAAACAGATATTTGCACGGCTCATACTCATTGGCTCACTGCCGCTTTGCGCACAAACGGTTACTCCGAATATCGGGCTGCAACTCCCGATCCAGGGAACTACGAACTGGGGGATTTCGCTCAATAACAACTTCACACTGCTCGACAAGTATCTAGGCAATGTTATGCCGCTTCCCAACGGATTGACTGCTCCTAAATTCAATGTGACGGGCGGCTTTCAGATCAACGGGAACTTCGGCATTTCTGGGCAGGTTCTCGCATCAACAGGATTCGGATCGCAGTGGATCACGGTTTCGACTCAGATGATTAACTGGACCGGTGCATGGGCGGCAGACACTGCCTACGCGAAGAATGACGGCTACGTCGAGGGCGGCAACGGTTACATCGTTACCACGGCCTACACATCGGGCGGAAGCTTCGGGTCTCTCGATACTTCTAGCAGCGTCGAGGTCGCCATCGGATGCGGAGGCACTTGCACAATTTCAGATGGCGGTACCGGGGGAATCACCCCAGCGAGCGCACTCAGCAACATCTATAACGGCGCAGGTGGTGGCACTTGGCGTCGGATGGGCGTCACATGGTGGGGCCAGCCTGGAGACGTTGTAGCTCAAGAGCAGACTGTATGGGGTCCAGAAGGAAACTGCCAGATATTGACGATCCAAGCAACCTGCTTTAAGCGGACCTATTCTAATAACACTGAGATTGAATATCAGGAGTCCGCTGACGGCATCGTGTGGAGTGCCTCGCCTGGAATCGACACACACGTTGGACAAAGACCATCAAGGGTAATCGAGATTTCCCCCGGCAGTTTCATCATGTACGCGGCGAACAACGCAGAAACGGAAATCGACGAATTCACGGCTGGCTACAACCAGCAGTATACGCTAGCTCACTCTGCGGTCATCACCCCTGCATCTGCTCCTGTCGGGTGGGGGACGTTTTCGTATACCGATAATACGAGCGTCTACCTGGCCGGTTCCACCATGTACCTTGCGGTCGATTTCGGATTTCATTCAGGACTTTTTTCCTCAACCGACTACCACACATTCACGCCCGTTTCGCTCATCATTCCAGGTTGCTCGGTTCGCAGCCCCTTTTATCAGGAAGCGGGGAAATGGTATACGTGGGTCCACTGCGGCGATAATCAGATTCACCGCTATGTCTCACCAGGATCGGCCATCGGCTCCGCTCCTTACACCGATGCGCTCGGGGGTAAGCCTGACCTATCCATTGAGACAGCCAATGAAGGCGCAGGCGACAACCAGAGCGGTGTCGGGCAGGTAGCGGACCCTTACGTTCTTGAGGTACAAACCGCCGCAGGGCCAAAGACTTTTCTGTATTATACCTCCACACAAGACCAAGGTGGGCCGACATGGTTTCAAGTTCTGAAGTTGGCCATTGCCGATATGCCCATATCGAGCGTAGTGCAGACAAGCGGCGGAGACGATGTAAGCCAGCTTGACCTGCCGAGCAACCTGCCTATCAGCATGGATTACGCAAATCAGGCACTCAATTTTGGCAGCTACCCGATTGAGAACGCGGGACCTCTTAACGTATCGGGGTTGAATATCTACACGAATGGAAATCCGACAATCAACTTCGGCTGCTTTCCGGCGCAGGGCTGCAATAACGGGGACCCAACGACGCTCAATTTCGGAACGGCGGACGGTGGAACCTTGTACCAAGGGTCGATAGCGGCTAGTCCAGCAGGTGGTGGAGGTATGACGTTTACGCTTCCGCGCACGATTTCTAGCGAAGGATATTTCTTCAACAATCAGGGTGGGACAACACTGCTCTCGATGGATAGTTTTAGCCACGCGATTATGACTGCCAGCGGCAGTGTACTGGACGACGGCGGAGGGAATATGAATCTGTCGGCGAACGGGTCAGTAGCATTAACGGTTCCTCCGCAACGAAATATCTGCTGGGGATCGACGACGCCTGCCTGCATTTTGGGCTATGGAACGCCGGCCACGTTTCTGCTGATTGATGCTGCGACCGGAGGCGGAAACATCCAATTCAGCGGCAACTATTCAGGAGGGAATAGTTTGGCATCTTTTGCAGCATCGAAATTCGGCACGCCCGTTGTAAACATCGATCCGGCGGGAGATGTAGTGGCCTCGGGAAACGTGACCGCAGCAGGCGGCGGAAACACGATCTACTATTGCAGCGCCGGAGCATCGGCGGGAAATCTGTGCCGTGGAACAGGATGCTCATGTTCCGGCGGCACGTGGACGGATACAGGATTGAGGACGAAATAAGGAGCCTTATGAAAAGAATGGGACTTATATACTTGACTTCCTTTTGAGGTACGATAAACCAGTGATCCGGACATACACAATGCGCATGAAAGTAACGAAGCGGCAAGATGAGACGCTCCATCGTCTTCTTGCGCAGTTGTGCGAATTGTATAACATGGCGTTGCAGCAGAGGCGGAACGCTTATCGAGAGTTACGATTCTCAGTGAACTATCTCAATCAGCAGACGCAACTTACCGAATTGCGTGGCGGGATTGAGGAGTATGGGAATTTCCCTGTGGCGATTCAGCGCGATCCATTGCGCCGTCTCGACCGCGCCTTCAAAGCATTCTTCCGGCGCTGCAAGTCGGGGGAAAAACCGGGATTCCCTCGTTTTCGCAGCCGAGATCGATACGATTCATTCAATGTACCGACTGGGAGTTTCAGTTTCTCCGGTGGGATGTTAAAACTCACTCGCCTCGGCACCTTCCGCACGAAGACTAAGTGCAAGATCAAAGGCGATCCGTTAGAGATTCGGGTAAAACGCTGCGGCTCCAAGTGGCAGGCGCAAGTGGTTTGCGACATCGGTCCCGCGCCTGAGAGGATCGCCGTGCGCAACGCAATCGGCATCGACGTTGGATTGACAACACTCGCTACATTGAGTGACGGGTCGGAGATTGCCAATCCACGCTGGACAAAACAGGAAGAGGATAGATTGGCCGCTGCCAATCAAGACTTGGCAAGAAAGGTCAAAGGAAGCAAGAACAGGGCCAATAGCCGGGAGCGTGTACGCCGCGTCCATCAGCGAATCGCTGGACTGCGTTTGTCCTATCTAACGGGCGTAGCGAAGCAACTGGTGGCCGAATACGACCTAATCGCGCACGAAAAACTCAACATCCGTGGCATGGCTCAATCCCGCTTTGCCAAATCAATTCTTGACGCTGCGTGGGCGCAACTGGTTAAAACACTCAACTCCGAAGCTGAGAAGGCTGGGAAATGGGTAGTGCCGGTCGATCCACGCAACACAACCAAAACCTGTTCAGGATGCGGCGAACTTGTTCCGAAGACACTCTGGCAGCGACAGCACGATTGCCCGAGGTGTGGTCTGTCTTTGGGGCGCGATCACAACGCCGCTTTGAACATCAAAAGGCTTGGGGAGAGCCTTGCCTCAAAACAAAATTGTATACTGGCTACCACGAGGGAGTCATGTATATAAATCCCATTCTGCTCTGCTGTGCCGCTCAGGTGTGTGCGCAGACCTACTCCCTGCCCAACAACAACGCCGGATGCCCGAGCCAGTGTCTCGTGATCCCGTGGGATACCGGATCGGACCTCTGGAATAGCGGAACACTGCCAGTCTATTCGCAAGTGACTTGCACCCCGCTGCACGAAAACGGATCGACTGATGATACCGCAGACCTAAACACCTGCATCACGGCTGCGAACGCGGGAACTGGATCGTACTCGACTTGTCATGCGGCGGGAGGGTGCGCAGTCTTTATTCCGGCTGGCAATGTATTGATTGATGGGTCAGTAGTGCTGAAAAGCAACGTAGTCCTTCGAGGGGCCGGACCCACAACGATCATCACCGAAGGCAACGCCAACGCGCAGATCACGACCAACAACTTCTCTCATTCGGTCAATCTCTATCCCGCGACCAGTTATACCGTTCAGCCCTCGGAATGCCTGTTGAGCGGGACACCGGCAAAAGGCGACACCTCAATCACGGTCACGGGAAACCGCCAAGACCCGAACGGTAGCACGACCGCAGACTCCAGTTGCAATGTATCGACGGGAACTTGGATCAAGGTCTTCGGCAATGACAATCCCGCGCTGATTTCAGACTCGATGCAGGATTCCGGCTCCTATTACAAATGCGATATGTGCGCCGACAATACCGGATACTACCTGATGCAGCAATATGAGCAGGTAACTGGAGTCAGCGGGTCAACCGTCAGTCTTAGCCGCCCACTTTACTATCCGCCTTACACGACCGCGACAACGGTTCACAACACCAGCGGTTCGGCGGTCACGGAACCTGCAGGCGCGAAGTACAACGTCATCCAGTTTCAGACAACGCAGGCAGGACTCGAATACCTGAAGGTCAATGCGACTGCCGACCTGGGCGCGAACCAGAACGTGCTCTACCAAGGATGCCTCTACTGCTGGGCCAAGGGGATTGAAGTCATCCTGTCCGGCGCGAATCAGCTTTCGGCGTTGGTCGAGTGCGATTGGTGCTACGGGTTCGAGATTCGGGACTCCTACATTCACGATGAAAGATCGGGAGCGAGCGGGGCCGGGTACGGAATCTATTTCCAGTTCATCAGCGGCGACGAGAAAGTCGAGAACAACATCGTCCGGCATACCCGCCACTCAATCATTTTCCAAGGCGGAACGGATGGATCGGCCATCCTCTACAACTACACGGACGACGGCTACACGGACGATCTGACCTATCTCGCCTCTGCCAGAGCGAACCACGGGGCGCACAATTACATGGTGCTGTGGGAAGGCAATGTGATGAGCCACCTGACCTCGGACGATTGTTGGGGAAGCTCGTCACATCAGGTATTCTTCCGCAACTGGTTCTGGGGCGATGAGACGATGAACTGGAACTTCATTCCGTCAGGCGGAGCGACGGCCCCAAGCGGGACCAACCCCAACAACGGTTTCGACGCCATCGATGTCTACACCGGCCAGGTCTACTACTCGTTTGTCGGGAACGTCCTTGGGCACACGGGCCTTCATACAACATGGTCGGGAGCCACACTCGGACCCACGAACAACGCTTACGGGACCAGAACCGCGCCGGTTGTCTACAGCTACGGCGGGGCGGTGGGAGCCGGGAACGGAACCTGCGACGACATTGTAGACTCGACGATCCCAAGTTCAAGCACGACTTCGCTGAATCACGGAAATTGGGATTATCTGACGAATGGGGTAGCCTACTGGCAGGGAGGATCGAATCACACGCTGGCAAACTCGATCTACTATTCCAGCCAGCCCACATTCCTGAGCGGCTACGCATGGCC